AATTACCAGAGAAAAGTAATCAGTGAGTATGAAAACAACAGGTTTAATATAATTTCTAAGTTTAGACAGGGCGGCTTGACTACAGTCACTCTTCTTTGGGGATTGTGGAGATGTATGTTTAAATTAGATCAACAAATAATGTTGATATCCAAGACCGACAGAGAAGCAACAGACACAGGTGCTATAATAGATAGAGCCGTGGAACATTTGCCATTATGGCTTATTCCAAAAAAAGACAAAAAATGGAATGATCATTTAAAAGAATTTTCTGACACAGGCGGCGCTTTAAAATTCTACTCTCCTGAAGCCTCTCGCGGTAAAAGCGTTACATTTTTAATAATAGACGAAGCTGCGTTCATACCCGACATGGATAAACATTGGAAAGCTATGTGGCCAGTTCTAAGCACAGGTGGTAGTTGCGTTTTGATTTCTACGGTTAACGGTATGGGAAATTGGTATGAGCAAACATATAGTGACGCAAAAGAAAAAAGAAATATGTTCAACGTCATAGACTTAGATTACTGGGAACACCCTGAGTATAACAACGAAAAATGGATAGATGAACAAAAGCGTCAGCTAGGAGAAAAAGGATTTCTGCAAGAAGTTTTAAGAGAGTTTTTAGGCTCTGGAGAAACTTATATTCCCTCTAACATAATAAGAGAATTAACCGAGTACACAGGGAAGATGCCTCCCATAAAAAAACTATTCCCAAAGTGGACTAATAAAAATGGAAGGGCAGCACAATTAGAGACAGACGAGAACAACAAAGGCGCATTATGGATATGGAAAGAACCAAGTGAAAGCAGAGAGTATATAATAGGCGTTGACTGTGCTGATGGAATGGGAGAAGACGCAGATAATAGTTGTTTTCAAGTATTAGATATGGAAACACTTGAACAAGTTGCCGAGTTCTATAGTAATCTTATACCTCCTCACTTATTTGCACAAATAATAAAAGAAGTGGGTGTTTATTACAACACAGCCTTGGTAGTAGTTGAAAATATGGCAGCAGGCGGCGCTGTTTTAAGCTCTCTTCAGAATACACTATTTTATGAAAATATATTTTTTGAAACTAAGAAGAGTGGGTCACAAACAATAGGGTTCAAAGTCAACAGAATAAACAGACCGATGTTGCTGGAGGCTATGCAAAGCAGAATTCTTAGTAAATCAATTAGAATAAATAGCGCCAGACTAACCTCTGAGTTACAAACATTTGAATTTAATCCGGTTACTAAGAGAGCCGAAGCTCAAAAAAGAAAACATGACGATGCGATTTCGGCATTGTGTATATCTTTATTTGTCCGAAATCAAATGATTCAAGATCTACCAGTTGGGGCAAATGCTCCCCAGGAGGCGGCAAGCATTCTAAGTAATGATGTTTGCCAAGAAATCAAAAGAGAGCTTTTTGATTCAAGATACGAAGATTTTATTGAAGAGGAAATAAGCACAAGCTCCTCTATCGATGAAGATCAAAAAGAAACTCTCTTTAACCTGTATAGAAAAAACAATAAAATACTAAAAGAGTTTGGATGGTAAATTATGAAGCATAACTATGATACTGTTGTAAACCACTTAGAATTAGCTTATAAAAATTGCGGACTTTCAAATGAATCGGACGCCCTCAAGAGTGTAATAAAACAGCTTATAAACAGTTTTAATAAACTTATAATTAAAAATAAAAAAAGAATCAACAGGGAATTAAGTGAAATAAAATCTGTTAAATACACACACCCAAAAGAAACTCTCCAGTTGATAGAAGAATTAATTGAAAAAGAAAAAGGAAAATCAAATGAGACTATTGACAATTGAAAATATAAAACTATTTGATAAAAACAAAAACATAAAATATGAGCAGAGTAATATAAAAAATACATTGCACCAAATAGGCGAGTCATATATGTTAAATTGTCTTTTTGTAAATAAAACACGTAATGATAAAGGAGAGATTCAAAAAACAAGAGAAGATTTTTATTACGCCGGGCTTGATAACAGAAGCACTTTAAACACTACTGACGTCATGTCCTCATTAGTAAATGAGCCTTCCGCAAACGGATACAGCAGACAAAAAATAACTTCTTGGAGCTCACCAGTAATTTCTAATTCTGTTTTTGTCACAAAAAGTAATAATATAACTTTCAATGCATCGACTGGAACCAACACTGGTTGGGGACCAGTCAAAAATATATTCCTAGCTACAACACAAAACATTAGTGGGATTTTAATTTCTTCTGCTAAATTAAATCAAGAATTAAAAATGGTTGCTGGCGATACTATTGTTTTGGTTATGAACTTATCTCTAAGCAATTAAAGAATCTGTTAAATTCTCTATTTTTTGAATTTCTACGCTATGTATTATATTTATGTAATCCGAAATTTCATATACTTTAAAATTAATCCATTCTGCTCCACCGTCTTTTACATCTAGCAACAATTTCGAACAAGGAATATAGTCTTTTTTTTTCTTAAAAAACTTTTTTATTTTTGTCGGTAATACATTATCTCTCTCACCGGACAAGTATATTCTATATCCATTGTCTGTTACGTCTATTCCTTTTGATTGATTTTTATCATCATTTGCAATAATATATTTACAAAAAACTTCTATTGCCGGCTCTGATGTTTCACTTTTATCATAAAACCAAACAGGCACACTAACACCCACCACTTCTATTTGCTTTCCTTCATAAATATCGTATCTTTGCTCTCTTGTTAAAAAAACATTGTGGGAAACGCATAATATGGAATTCATAAACTATAAGAGTAATATTTCTGTTGAAAATCATAAATACATTATGGTTAAATATTTATCTTTCTTCTTTTTATTGTTGTGTTTTACTTCTTCAGCTTTTGCCCAAAGAATTAAACATCCAATGGATAATATGCCGTTGGTTCCTCCTGTTCCGCTAACGGGAGAAAATGATCTCTATGGAATGCCAATAGAAGAAAGAGGCGAAGAATACAAAAAGTTTTTATCTCCTTCTTTAAAAATTATGGTAAATGGAGCAAGTGGCTCTGGAACTATAATTTATTATGATAAAAAAGATAATACAGCTTATGTTGCTACCTGTGGTCATCTTTGGAATCCTGGTATCTTAAATTACGAACAAGCAAAAGTTAAAAAACTAAAGTGCAAGGTACTAACTTGGTTTCATAATGATAAGAAATTAGATGAAACAAAAACATACGAAGCAAGTGTTCTATTCTACAGTTATGTTGAAGGTTGTGACACAGCTCTAATAAAGTTTACGCCCGACTGGATCCCTGATTATTTTCCAATTGCACCAAAAGATTACCCTTATGTAAAAGGATCAATAGTTCATTCTATGGGTTGTGATGGAGGAAATGAAGTGGCTCATTATAAAGTAGAGATAGTGGGATTGAGAAACAGAGGGGACTTAGTGACTATTCAAAATAGTCCAAGACCAGGCAGATCAGGTGGAGGTCTTGTTGATGACAACTTTTTTTATATTGGAACTTGTTGGGGAACTACGGCGTTTGATGGTGGAGGACAAGGATTTTTTACATCTTTGCCCGTAATTCATGATTTCTGGAGCAAGAATAGTTTTGATTGGCTATTAAAGATTAAAAAACAAAAAACAATTATTCTAAACAGAAACACAAATAAAAAAGAAATAATCGAAGGCGATTATATTTTAATGCCATCTCTCTAAGTTAGAGAATAAAATGGGCATAATTTACGAAAATCACATCTTCTGCAATGATCCCCAGTTCTTCCAAAAACATTGTCCGGATCTTTAGCTTGAATATCGTTATAAATACTCAGAAGCATTTTCTCCACTCCATCAAGCATTGATTGGTTGAATTTAGTTGGTATTAAATCTCCCCCATCCAAGTAATAAAGAGCAGCTCGTATATTTTCTGCTTTTATCCCAAAAAGTTTTTGAACAACTTTTGCATAACATAACATCTGTGTATCTTGACGAATTGTTTGAGGGGTTTTTCTCCATCTTCCTTTCTTTGTGGTTTTATAATCTATTATAAAACACATGTCATCTTTGATTATTAAACGATCTATGACACCTGTTAAGTATTTCTCATGCGGTGGATCCAAGTCATACTTAAAAAAGTATTCTGTTTCTCCATCAAAGCCAACTCTGTCGCTTAATTTTTTAATATTTGTTATATGCTCGGTTAGTTTATTTTTATATTCTGATGTTAATTCTACCTTCTTATCTTCTAGCAGAAGCTCACCTTTTAAATATGGTTGAAGAAATTTGTTTATTTCTATTTTACCTTTATTTTTAACATACTCTTCCGCTACTTTATGAACAAGCTTTCCATAAAGAAAATACTCTGGTTCTGATTCCTGAGAAGCCAATTTTAAATGATATTTGTATTTGTACGCCTGATTGCATTGATCCCAAAGTTGTTTTCTACTAACAGATAAATGTTCTATTTTCATAAACTATAGGAGTAAATCGAATTGCAAAAAAGAACAAAAATCGATATAATTTGAGCATGGGAATCTTTGAGAATTTTCAAAAATGGGCAGAAGATCGCTTTGACGGAGATATAGTCGTCAAGGGAAATGAAGTTGTATTAAATTCAATATTTGCGGATGACACAAAATACCATCTATGGTGTAGTCCATCAGGCGGCAAGACAGAAAGAAAAAATGGTGTTTTTCATTGTTTCAAAACAGATAAAAAAGGCTCGCTTCCAAAATTAATACAAATTGTAGATAAGTGTAGTTTTGAAAAAGCAATATGCATCTTACATGGCAGATCAACAATATCAGAATTAGAGGAAAAGCTTTTTGAATTTTTTGAAAACATAGATGAAAATCAAGATGTTAAAATAAGCAAGCCCGAGAAAGTTCAGCTATCCCTGCCAGAAGGAAGCTGCTTAATAAGCTCTTTACCAAAAAATAATTTTTGGAGAAATTTAGCTTCTGATTATCTTACTAAAAGAAAAATACCCATAGATGGATTGTATATTTGCAAGTCAGCCCCCTATAAAGCAAGAATAATAATTCCTTATTATGATTTATCTGGGGATCTTTTTTATTGGAATGGTAGACATGTTGGTAATTCAAGAATTAGATATTTGGGTCCACCCAAAGAGGTGGGAATAGGCAAGTCTGATGTTTTATTCTTCGCAGGAGGGAACTGGGCTAGTAAAAACGAAGAAATATATCTTTGTGAAGGAGAGTTTGATGCGCTCAGCCTTTTTTATAGCGGACTAAACGGGGTCGCTTGCGGCGGCAAAAACTTAAGTGAAAAACAAATGAATTTAATAAAAGATTATAAGATAGTTATATGTCTTGACAACGATAAGGCTGGTCTTGGTGGGATGACCACAATGACAGACATGATTAACAAAAATATTGAATCAAAAAATTTAAAAGAACGATTGATGTTCGTGAGTCCTCATAAGTCCTATAAAGACTGGAATGAAATGTTTGTAAAAGAAGGTCCATCTGTTATGAAGAATTATGTTTTAGCTACAAGAAAAAATTTAGATTTCCAAGCTCCTATGGGTACGGGCGGAGATTACTTTAGAATGAAGGGAATGTGATGAATCCAAATTTAGAAAAATTCAAATATTTTATTGGCAAGCCAATAACAGTTTTCACTTTGCACACAGGTAGAAATTTCACAGAAGCTCAGTTCAACGATTACTTCACAGGTGTTTGCCAAGCTGTGCATGTGGATGCAATAGAAACCTTGCACCCCATTACAAATTGTAAAAACCTTTTCTTTTTCAACAACATTGTTGGAATTTGCGAAGAGCAACAGCTAGATCCTGAGAATCCGGAACATCAGGAAATTATAAAAGAAATTAAGAAAGAAGTTCCGGTAGAACAAAATGATTTACAGCCAAATAATTCTGTAAATATAGATATAGACCTATTGAATAAGATAATATCGAAGTGAGAGCTATTCCAAGCCTAAATCTCTTGAGACCAAAATTAGATGCATTCTCTCAGCTATGTGCCTGGCTAAAAATCCTTCCCATTTACTGTTGCTGCTTTCCACATCAGAAACTTCGCTTGGATTAGATTTAAGTTCCTCTTCGTTATCCTTTAATATCTTGATAAAGGCTTCCTCAAAGTCTTTATCAAAAGTGCTTTCGAAATTAGGGTGGTCTTCTTTCTTTTCAATTAATTTTTTAAGTACTTTTTTCTTTATAAAATTAATTGAATTTTTTGGTAGTTTTCCATCGGCTGACTTCGGTCCCCAACCCTTATCTTTGCTCCAAGAAATTTTAATTCTTGGTGGTCTGCCCCTGCCCCTGCGTCCTTCTTCATCAGAATCACTTCCCGACGATCCACCACTGCCCGCCGATCCACTTGGCGGAGCGTCCATTGGAGCTGTACCAGAAGCTTCAGCGCCCTTTGCAGTCGTAGGTACTTCTGTTGGTTCTTCTTCTGATTCGGTAGAACCAGAAAATTGATTTATTATTGCTTGTTTAAACTTACTAGCCCAACTATCTATTATTCTAAAGAGCTTTAATTTCTTGAGGTTTTCTGACTCTGTCTCTAAATCTTCGTTTAAAACAGACAATTCTAATTCAAGTTTGTTGTATTGTTCTTTGATAAAACTGTATTGGGATAAAGACAAGCGTCTGGACTCTTTTTTTGCATCTTCTTCATGCCCAAGTGCTCCAAACTTATTTTTATATACATATGGATTATTAGTATCATTTCCGCCTTTTTTGAGAACAGAATTGTACCACCAATTTTTCATTCTGTCCCATACACCTGGCAAAACACCGGTTTTTGTGGGCTTATACTCAACTGCAAGTAAATCTTTTTTCAATTGTGCTACAAAATCATCTACAAGCTTTGTAATTTTGTCTAATTCTAATTTTTCCATGATAATATATATTATAATTTATCAGAAATATATTCGTTTATTTTCTTCAGACTCATAAGACAAGAGTCGAATCTATGAAAATCGCTTGTTAAATATTCAAAGGCAAGTTCGTCAAACTTATTGTCGCTTTCAACCTCAAAATAGATATATTTACCTTTTTTCCCGAGTACCTTATACTTATGCATCAATATATAAGCGGCAACGCCTAAATCGGTAGCAAATCTTATATTGCCTGTTTCGTTGAAATTATATTCTCTAATTTTCTTCAAACTCATTATGCAAGAATCAAATCTATGAAATTCACTACTTAAATAATCAAGGCATATTTCATCAAATTTTTCTTCGTTCTTTTCTTCTATATCAAAAAGAACCTCTCTGCCCCTTCTGCCTGCCAATTTATAATTGTGCATAAGGACGTACGAAGCGGTCCCAAGATCTTCTACACTTTTTATTTTTTGCATAAACTTATAATAGTTAAAATTTTGAAATTAATTGGCAGCTTCAGACGCCAGCAAACAACCTCTGGCAACACTGAAAAGCGGGTCTTTTGGCTGAATAACTTCACCTATTTTAACAGACAAATCTGCTTCTTTTAAGCATTGGGCAAGTAAATCTTTGAAGCCCGGAGGACTTGATGTACCACCAGCAACAACGAAGTCTATCTCTTGATCCGTCTTTACACTCTTAGATGTATTTTGAAGACCTTTTTTGATGCCTGTTACGGTGTGCTCCAACATTATTCTATATTGGGTCTGTATGGCTCTTTCAACAAGAGTTGTGGCAGGTTTTGTTAAATCTATCTTGGTCTTCTCTTTGTTTATAAAGGTTGTACTCTCTCCTGTTGCCTTAGCAGCCATTTTATCAATCCAGTCACCACTATTAACAATAGAAAATGAAAACAATGGATTGCCAAACATTGCGAAACAAACATTTACCATACCGCCGCCAAAACTCATTCCAATACCTGTAAAGGCTTTGTGAGATAATTCGGCATAAATCAATGCTAATGCTTCGTTTATCGGTCTGGGATCAACTGTATAGCCTTGTTCTGATTTATAAGCCTTGAATATAGCCTCTAATATTTTTCCGTGATAATCAGCGTCAGTTTCTTCGTTTATGGCATTTGCGGGCACGCAATAATACAATATTTCTTTATCTTTCTCTATCTCACCTATTAAGCTGTGTAGCATAATGCTCAATATTTGAAAAGCATCTTTTTCTTTTGGATTAACACAGCCGGATGTCATTGGTCTCTTTAACTCCAGACCACTCATCGTGTACGCCATATTAACAGCAGCCTCGCCCAAAGCATACGCAACTTTTTCTCTTTCAATAAGAGGAACGCCAGCGCTTTTCATCATGTTAAAAACAAACTTGTTTTCCAAAGGCATTTCTAAAAAAGCGTTAATTTCTTTTTTATATGCAAAATCATTATTCTCATTTCTTTTACAACAAACGAGCGTGTAAGTTCCACAATCCATTCCAATCATTTTTTATTTCTCCTTTTTGTTTCGCTAATTTTTCTTTTAGTCTCTTCGGATTTTTTAATTCCTAGGTGGGCTTTTCTAAGTTTTTCCTTAGTCTCTTCTGATCTGCTTTTTCCTATATTTCTTAATCCTCTTCGTTCTTTTTTCACAACCTTCCCGCCAGTAACAAATGACCACCTTGTTCCGTTTGATATTCTCGTTATAGCGGTTCTGCCGACTCCATATTTTTTTGCAATCTCACCATCTTGTAATTTTCCCTCTAATAATAAATTTTTAATTTCAATAACTTCTTTTATGCTTAATTTAACTTGAGGCAACTTTAATGTATTTTTTTTCTTTTGCTCTACTGTCCATTTTTTACCAAAATTAGGATTTTTATCTCCTCTTAAATCAACTATATTTAAGTTAATGTTATATAAGTCACCCCCAGAAAAGATATCAATCCATTTTTCTTCCATAGAATTTAATTTTTCTTTTTCACATTCTTCTAATATTAAAAACTCAAAATTATCTTTACCATATTTATT